CAGATCGGTTTTGCGAGCCATTACATTATCTTTCATATTACTTTCGCGCTGCTCAACCCCGTGTAGTGCACGGTCACCCCCGTGTTCACCTTGTGTACCACCTTCATACGTACCCAAATGAGTTTTAAATCGTCCACTATACCCTTCTACCACAAATGAATCTACAACTTCGCTCGTTGATTTTCTTGCTTTTTGGTCAAGTTCTATGCACATTTGCGGTTTTGGATAATTTTCTGAGGTTTCACCGTGCAATTCCGTAAATAAACCACACGCATTCTGTTGTATACCTATTGTATTTTTCGTTATATCCTCTATTTTGTTATTTAATCCCGAATATTTTGTTCCGTCGATTGATTTACCCTCAATCAGTTCCGTATATTTTTTACTTTTTTTATTTAATTTCTTTCTCTGTTTTTTTAGTTGTGATAATTCTGTTCCGGTAATACGGTCGGGTATGGCACTACTATAATCCTCTTTTAGTTTTTCTAACCCGATTTGTTTATACATATCGCGTCCGTGTGATGGGTTATATTGCTGTTCTCGGGTTGGTACTTTAATATTGTCTTTAATCATTTGTTTGTGATTGTCCGGGTTTTGCAAAAACGCAAGCACTTTAAACTCACTTTCAATCCCCGGTTTAAAATCCTTTTTTTTTTTCTTTTTGAATATTTTGGTCACACCCTTTGACATTTTTTTTACACCCTTTGACCATTTTTTCTTACTAAACGCTTTACTGGAACTTTTCTTCCAAAATGGTTCTTGTTTTGTTCTTAATACTGCAAAAATTTTATCAAATGTACTTCCGTGATTTTCGAAGTTTTCGTCTAATTCGTCTTCAAATCCATCATCGTTATCGTCATCTGGTTCTTCTATTTCAATATCAAATCTCCATTTCCCATCAACATAATCAAATGGAAAATCTTTACCATATTGAACATCATTAAAAAAATCGATTTTATTATTTGGATCAGTAGGATGTATCCTCAAATATTTATTTGTTTTCGTAGATAAAATAGAAAAACTCGTTGAATCGATTGAACGCACCTGAAAAATTCCGGCATTATATAAATCAGTTGACACGGATTTTTTAAATATTACGTGTTCTTTATCGTCCACATAAATAAAACCTTCGTTTTTAACATTATAAAACGCAAATTGTTTACGTGAAGGATCAATGGGTATTACAATAAATGTTTCATCTTCGACTTCATAATCGGTATCATCATCATCATCATCATCATCAAGTTCTTGATTATCAATAGTGTCTTCGTTATATGGTAATGCTTGTAGACTGTCTTTATTTACGATTTTAATATTATTATTTGACAATATTCCGATAATTTTAATTTTGTTGAATTCTTCGAATAGTGCCATATTAATTTAATATATAATGATATAAAATAATTCATAATTTATGTTAGAAAATATGAATTTATGACATTGGAAAATTAAAACCGAGAACTCACCATTGTCATAGGAAAATGTTCATTGCAAATATCTGTGGGTTTAATAATCGTCTTGGGCGTATACATATCTAAATACATAATCATATAGTTGTTTGAAAAATACAAAACTATACTTTTCTATTAAAAATGCAATAAACGGAAACAAAGCTAAAAACACAATAAACATAATTTTTCCGGTTAATTTATATGACGTATCCATTAAAATCATAACAGAATAAATCATAACTAATAATAGATAAATGTGTATAAATATATTTGAATTATAAAAATTAAATTGGTTGGATTGATCCCTATAATCACTATTTCTCTTATCGAATACCAGATGATTTTCACCATCTTCTATTAAAATATCATCCAACACGCCATTTTGCTCTATTATATCTGTTATTTTATATTTATCTTCAAATAATAATTTTTTCTTGAAATCTAATGCAGTATTAGATAGGTCAAATGAATTCTTGATGGTTTTTGTATGTAAATTACTAACAACACCCATATCACTGTCAATTTTATTTACCTGCGATTGTATAAATAACTGATTTTGATTCATTGTGTTAATGCAAAATTTACCTAATGATGTAGCAGTTATGCCATTTCCTTGGGTGGTTGCATAGGGGAAATTTGTGTTTAAATGCGTTATACTTCTACACACATCAACACACTTTCCAAAATTATCACTTATTGCATCGCCATTATTATTGATTGTATTATTTCCGTAGGATAACACGCCAGCATTTAAGTTATTTTTATAATCNTCTTCATTCAACCTATATTTGTCAATTAGTTGACCATCATCAGTAGCATTAGTATTAACAAACGTATGATGACATTTTTCCAAATCTGCATTTAAATAACCATCGTAGGTTGGCTTGGAAAAAACGTCAACCGGAGTATCATTTTTATATGTGATTGCCGAGTCAAACCCTTCGTTAATATTTTGAAAACCTGCAATATCAGGACCAATTGATTGGGACTTAACATATAACTTTTTATAGTATTTATCATACAATCCCGTTGCTTCTTGTTTTATATTTTCAATATTATCCAATTCCGTTTTTTTCGACTCGTAATTTGCCTTTGCAATTACATTGTTTTGAGTTGCTGTGTAGTTTTTATCAGTTTCTTTTATATATGTCGGGTCATCTAAATTATAAAACCATTGTTTATAGTTTCGTTTTTCAATAAGACCGGATTTATTCCAATGTTTTTTCGTTTTCTTAATCGCACCACTAAGATTATCCTTTGCGCCAAAGGTTCCATATAAATCATCGTGTCTTAATACAATGTTGTGCGACTGTTCATTATTTATGTTCAGTGGTACGTTGTATCTTTTTGAAAGTTTTTTTTGTTTTTTTTTCCTTCGACAACGGCGCCTTTTTGATGGGCTGCCTTTTCTCCCACAACCACCTTCTTTATTGTAAAACGTATAATCAATCCAGTCGTTAAAATCATATTTTATATTTTCTAAAACATTACTAAATTGTTCCATTTGTATTTACTTATAATATAAATACAAATTTTTTTATAGATAATGAGCATTGTCCATTGTTTTAATATCTTGGGCGGGAGCAAACCCAAATGAAGGGATAGGTGGCTCGTATAAAACAGAACGTTTCATTGTAGTAAATGCCCCAGTCGGGGTTACATTAGAATTTTTAATGTTAATCGTACATTTGTTTAATTCTTCATCCCATACATTATGAAGTGTTCTTCCATCCGCGAGTGTTTGCGGCTCAGCACCATCAGGACAACAGTCTTTACCGACGCAATCCAATGATAGCCCGAGTAAATCCCCCTCCGAAATCATTTTACGACGAGCAACACCCTCCTCTGCGGCTGTGCGGTCTTCCGGAGGAGAACTAAGTTGAACCTTTTCAAAGTCCATATGGTCACGGCGACGCATATCTATGAACGCAAAGTATAACATAAAACCCCCAATAGTAATGACAAGTATATATAGCATATCCATAACTGTTTCGGGTATGATTGTTAGGGATTGTCCTAAACGATTCAACACAATAACAAGAACTAATACTACAATAACAATCATTAACATATACAAATAATGTTTGTAACGTAGACGGTAACTATTGTTCAGCGTTTGAAGACGGGTTTGTTGGAATAAAGCATCGTCCACGGTTTGTTGTTTTGCGTCTAAACGTTTCTGTTCACGCTTAATAATATCATCCAAATCATTCTGGTTTTGGCGGATTGCTCCATATGTGTTGTAAGTGGCTTCGTGATTTTCAGCAGGCTTAGAATTTTCCATTTCTTCATATTGAGCAAGAAAATCGCGAGTATTACTTTGTGACCAAACAGCATATGAGACCTGACTGGTTGTAAGAGTGAGTGTTCCGTCTTGCCACTTTTTAAGATCAGCCTTATCATTAATCAATGTACTGGGGGTTGTATCAGTACCTTTGGCAGCGGAATTTGCTGCACCAATAATATTGGTTAAATAAGTCTGCTTATTTGTAATTAAATTATCCAACTGCGTTAAATAAAAAGTGTCTCCCATTAAATATTTATATACTATATAAATATTTATTTTCTAAAAATGACATAGCTTCCTACACTTAATATGGCTATTGTCAATGCACCTAATGCAAATATTTGTTCATTTTGTTGAATATAAACATTAGTATCTTCTAATAACGCATTTGCTAAACTATTTTTATCACTATCTCCAATAGTTACGTGAGGTCCTGTATAATGATATTTCTTTAAATGTGCGTCTTTAATTTTATGTATCTTAAAGCGTATACTTGGTTGAATATCCCCTTGTTCACTCGTGTAATTATCCAAAATAATATGGGGATTATCCACACGTAGCGAACTATACTTTTTAATATCTGCATACATTCTTGAAGACGCAACATCTAATTCATCGTACACTTTCAAATCGAACGATTTTGTTATTAGTTCAATGTAATATTTTTCCGGGTTAGTTTTAAAATCATCAAATTTAACTTTTCCTTGATTTGCTGAAATCCACGGGACATATGCACCGTTACTCGTCTTTCGTTCTACTTGTAATTGATCATCAGTTAAATCAAACGTATAATTATTATCGGTCGATGTATTCGAGAATGTAATTTTAAATTCGTCGAATACGCCATTTTCCAAGTCCATCATTGGATTATTGTATTTTTCTTTATATGTATCTATTTTATTTCGCAAGTCAGCCGTTTGGTCAATTAGAAGTTTATTCATATTACCGTCACCACGTTGAGCAAATTTTTTAACTTCTTCACTTTCGTAGCCCTCAATAAGTGTTGATGGTTGTATTTTATTCATATTTATATAAAATACAATCATATTAAATTTTGTTTTTAAGTATTAAAATACTTGTCATAAATACTAAAACGGATGGGATTAGAAACATAGAATATTGGTGTGATTGTTCTAAATCCTTAAAATTTATTATAGTATTTTTATTTTCGTCAAAACTAACTGAATTTTTTAGTTGATTAAATGAATCATAATTCGAAAAATGCTCTAAATGTGCGTCGTAAGCATTAATTTTATAAGCTTGGCGCGTTCCTTTTAGTTTAATTTGTTTTATTTTTAATGAGCTTCCGGTTTTAAGTTGTTCGAATACAAATCTGAATTTGCTATATGGTTCAATCGGGTTTAAATTATACGTATGGGTCGTTACCGCACCATATTGTATGCTATCTCCCATGTGCTCATAAAGCATCATTAATTTACGTGTCCAATTACCATTCGATATCGCGCGCCATTTACTCATTGCTTCATTATATAACAACGGATTTCTGTTATATTTGGCATCATTAAACGACGTATAAAATTCATAATCTTTACCATAAACACCGGAACTAAGATAAATATCATATGCAAAACCATTTATTGGGGTTACTGTATCCGTCGTCGTATCAGTTGTTATATCATTTTGTAACGACGTTATATGTTTAATATAAATATTTGAACCACCGCTACTATAATGGTAGTAATACGGTTTTGTAAATCCCGAAGATATTTTTTGAACTGCAATAGATGGGTTAGCAAATGCAGTTGCCTTTGTTATATCACTAATTGTATGTACAGTATCAACAATAACACTATAATCTCCCATCATTTTTAACATTGTATATTTGGTATCTAAATCTTGGACTCTTCCTCCCATTATGTGTCCTACACGCATTTCACCGTCATTCTCAAAAAATGATATTTCAACCTGAGTCAAAAAATATTCTCTCGGTTTATTATTTAAACCATTAAACTCGATTTCAATAAATTCACCATTTTCGTGTAATGGATTAGCTGAAATATCATACGTAGGATATGTAGTGCCCGCGGGTTTATCTAACAGTGCTAATGTCGGGTATCTACCTTTACTATTACGTTGTGCAGTTTCCCATAAACCTGAACTAGTGAACGCATTGGCACCAATGTTTGTTCCATCATTGCTCGAAAAACTTATATCGTATATATATTTTTTGTCTCTTGCTTGTAATTGATATAAATCATTAAAACTTATATCAGATGGTATTAACTCTATTATCTCCATAAATATAATATATTATCTTATATATTTTTAAGATTAATTAACAATATATAATATGACATTTGAGAAAAGTAAATTGTGTTATACATTAATACTGTTAGAATTGCTAAAATAAGTAATAGACACAGACTACAATGATTCACCCCCCTTATATTTATACTTGTTGTAACACATAATATCCTAAGCTTGTGCCTAATATTGATAAAAACATACCAGCAAACATTGTACGATCATACTGTTTTTTGTGTTCTTGGTGGATCGTATTTTGTTCCTTGTTTAATTCTGCTAATTGTTGGTCCATTTTTGATCGCTTGGTTAGTACATTTTTATACGAATTAAAAGTTGCATTTGCGTCATTTGGGTTTCGTTCGTCGATTTTATAACTATTCGTAAATCCTTCTGTAACGCAAAAGGGTTGGAATAACATATTATAAATTATTATGTTATTTTTATATTTCAGTAAATGTATAATAAGCCAATGAAGTTGCTAAAATAGACATAACTATTCCACCAAACATGGTGCGATCATATTGTTTCTTTTGTTCTTGATAAGTAGTGTTTTTTTCCTTGTTTAATTCGGCTAATTGTTGATCCATTTTAGAACGCTGTCTTAGTACTGTGTTGTGTAATTGTTTAATTTCTGTTTGTTGTTGCGCACCGTCTATTGTAAATGTGTTGAACCCTTCTACTTTTGAATTAAATGCTTCAAAATAATTCGAAAATCCATCACTATCCTCTTGTGATTCCGGCATTTGAGTATTTCCCCCGTTTTGATTAATATTATCAGTCAAACCAACATTACCATCAGGGGATGACATTTTTTGACTCGCGTGATACATATCGTAGAGATAATTCGAATTAGCAAACCCATATTGGTACATATTTAAAGGTTTAGTTGGTTTTATTGTGATTGTCGCTTCGGTTGGGTCGTCGTACTGAATACCAGTAATATGTATTTTACTGGATAAGTCACACTGGATTGTATTCCATTGAGCACTATACGCACTCGTTTGGTTTTCTGTGGTTTTTGTGCACGCGAGTCTGTTAACACTTGAAAAATCACTACTGGTTGCTATAATATTTGCCGAAATTTTATCAATATTTAATAAATTATGATGTTCAATAATAACACCCTTAACATTTATACCCGCGGGAAAATCAGTAATCATTAATTCACAGCGATGAGATGTGTTTCCGTCAGCATTTTCTATAATATCAACATAACTACTTGCAAGAGTAATTCCCCCGTCATCAACAAATCGTATAATAGCCCTCATAGGAATATCGCGCTCGACAAGTCGCTTTATACGTGCCTCCCACGGCGGTCTACCCCACCCGATTTCTTGTGTTTTGTTTTTGACCCACCATGGGTTTCTGTGCCAAGCTTTACATTGATAATTGAAATCTTTTGCAACTTTGTAGAATTTAACATTTTTCATTTTACCAATATAACGAAATTCCGAACCTTTATGATTAGAAACACCTAAATAATTATTATCTCCGTGTGTATCAAACTCTTTTTTATCCCATTTAATGTCTTTAAAATGTCCATCAATATATAACATAACACAATATCTATCTTTGTATTCAGTATATTTTTTTAATAGATGTTCATATGGTCTTGGTAAATGTTTTGAATAAACGACCGCAATTTTATGCCAATTGCCATCTCGTAAATCATCATAACTATCAGAATCGAATGTAAAATCATAGTTATAACCCATAACTGCAACTTTTCCATTAATAAGGCGAATATTAAAACACTTGTATTTACTTGCCTTACCAGTGGACATCAACATCATAGTATTTTCTTTGGAACTAGTATTAATTTCTAATTCGAAAGCACGTTCTCGGCGGTCTTTAACACAATTAAATTTATTATTGTCTATTTTAATGTCACTTTTTCCTGTACCATCAAATGTTTTTTCATTAAGTATTTCAAAATATGGTTTTTGTCCTAATACGTCTGACCTGAGGTAACAGTGTTTCGAATTTTCGGGTTGATCTTTTTTTAATTGATCAGCCTGTCCCTTTGTAAGATCTTTACGCCAGCCCCTTTGGCGGACCCAAACAAGATTACGTTTGTCCTCATCGATAGTTGGGTCCCAATATTTTGAACCTACTGATTCAGCAACGATGCGGTCAAGGGTCATTCCGTCATTACCAATGTCTATTTTAAACTTGTTCAAATCAGTGTTTGCTGGAATAGTGAAACTGAATTCGTTGTTGTCATTGCCCCCCATCGCAATTGTATTTTTATCTTCATTTTTACTATATTTGTTTCCATCCCTATCCATAAAATACATAGCATTTACTTTACTGGTAGACATCCATCTACATTTTCCCTTATTCCTGCTTTTTAAATAACCCAAACATTCAGGATTTTTAAAATTAAGTTTTACATTGACGTCCTTATATGCAATATTAAAATCAATGCGTGCTTTTACCGGCCGAATCTTTGTGTTGGCTGTCTTATAATCGATGCTGACATCGTTTTCATAATTTTCACCATTTACGTGAAAATCTACACGTCCAATACGACGACTATCATTTTTGGTTACATTAAAATAAAAATCAGAAACGATAAGGGGATTGTTCATTTTTAAATTCCCGACGCTCGCCGACGTATACATACTTGGTACATTCGTATTGCGAGTTTGATTTTCCCATCCTTGTATTTGATTTTTAATACTTAATGGTGTTTCATCATTATATGTTTCTGCGCTTGTGCGAACAATTGAAAATACATATTTATCATCTATTCGATTTTTAGCTTGAATTGACGCCATTTCAGTGTGAATTAATCCACTGTTAAATGCCATTGATGAGTGAATATTTAACTCATTTTCGCCAAATTGTTCTGTTATTTCATTACCGCTTTGATCATACAATTTTAAACCAATTGTTGGGACATAATCGATTAAATGAAGACATTCTGTTGGAGTGATTTCGTCTATACTTTTGTTTATATTATTTTGTGTACATTTTTCAACAGTATAATCATACATTGTTATAATAATATAAAATATAATCATATTATTATTTACTGTAATATTGCTTAAAAATTAACCCCCCTAAAATTAATGATCCTAATATTAGATTAATAGAGTTCATAAATTCTTCGTTAAATTCACTTTTAACATCATTGTATCTTTGTTTTGATGAACTATCGCGATTCATTTTTGTTGAATAATCTACGGATCTGTCTCGGTTTCTACACAAACTGGCATCTAAGCACCGTTTAATTATATCTTCATTGGCCATAATGTCGTCGTTATCACCTAATTCAAAACAATCACCATAATTAAATGAATCATTTTCAAGAATTAGTTGGTCATATTGGGTTTTAATATTTTGGGCATTCACATCGTTCACAGTCGCGTTTATTCCCTGGGTTATCCAGACGTTTAAATCATTCGTAGTTGTTATAATTAATGGTAAGTTTTGCTCATTGGTATATGTTTTCCACCAGTCTGCGTTTATTGCATATTCATTTGCGGTCTTTATTAACATCTCCATTGTTTTGCCATTTAACATATTGCAACTACTGTCAGTTGGCATATAATTATTTTCTGTTGCACTTACGTAAAAAAAACTATATGGATTATATTGCCTTAAACTTGGTTTATCTGTCATTTATATATTGTATATATAAATTTATACACAAACCCGAAAATATGTTGTACTAATTGCTGTATTACTTTCGCGTTTATATTCACATACTTGTCTAGGTCTCAAACCGATTGCCAATGCCTGAGGGTCGAACCGCGAAACTTCGGGGATTTGAGATAGATTGCTTAAATTATATTTTTTCATTAAATCGTCGGTTTCAATGACGTTTAATTTTCTACATCTAGGTACTAAATGATGATCTAAAATATTAAATTGCAATCGCTTAATATTATGAACTACAATAAATATACCTTCATTATCATACAAATATTTTAAATTTGTTATCACTGTATCATTTGGATCGTCTTCATAAACAATAATAAAATCATCATTTTTATCCAATACATTTTCGATATTATATAATTCGTCGATCATTTCGGTTAGTTTGCGCACGTGTAACTGACCTCCATTTGTGTAATACTTAATGTATGTTTTTTTGCTATTATCTTTGTGCTCTAAAAGCATGTCCAATTGGTCATTCGTAAACATAGCATCCACTTCATTTAAACTAAATTCGATGTAATCTTCCACATTATATCCCTGTCTATCCAACAATTCTAACAATGTTGAACGAGATTTATAAATTGCGCGAATCTTGTCACTGGAATTATTCATACTAATATATAATACTATTATGAATTCTCTAAATTAATCAATTTTTAATTGTTAATTGTTATTAAAATTAAATCTTCTTCACAGTAAAGTTATTTTTTGTCAAATCATTTGTTGAAAAAACCGATTCGGTTGTCGGTTGTGAAAATTCATTTCCGCCTACATTATTCGTTTCTCCTTGACTATGTATTATATTCATTGGGATTTTTTCCGTCGGCGGTTGGTCAACAACCGTATCACCGTTTCCGCCATTCATATTAAATATTGGGGCAAAATTAATTGCGGGTAGCGCTCCACCGGTCATTGTTTGACTATTATCTTCCAATGGTGATATCTGCGATATTGGTTGAGAATATGGTTCGTTATGTGGTATTGTTTTTACTTTATTTATATCTAACGGTGTAACAATCTTGATATAGTTATTTTCATCTAAACCGGATTGATCATCGGTTTCAATAGTAATGAATTTTTCACTTACGTTTTTGATATTCCATACCCGGGTTGCATTAAAATCGCCTCTGAAATTTACTTTGTCCCCTTTTTCGTAAGTAGTGTTTAATTGGTTATCGATTACATCGTCAAAATCCGGCGCGAAATCGGGACTATCTAAATCGGTTACTGATTTATTTTCAGGGGAAGGAAGATGTTCATAATCATCCGGTGTTACTGGTATATAATAAGAATCTGCGGTTGCAGGGGATTCTGGTGGAGGAGTACCCTCGGGTGTGTGTGGTATGTCATTCAGTTTAATAATAACTCCCTCTTTTAAAAATATACTATGCGCCTTTTTAATATCATCATCCAATGCTTCGGGAAATTTCTTTAAATAAATGCGTTTAAATTGTTTATCAACTTCGACGATTGCTTTATCGAGGTGTTTTTCATCACGGTCGTCCTTCTCTTCTTGGGGTGTTGATTGCACTTTCTTTTGACGAATATTTTTCATTCTGGTATTACTAATAAGTTCTGTAATAAGTTCTTTAATGTCATCATTTTCACTTTGCATAATATTTTTAATATTGTTTGAATAATGCATGTTCTCTATTTGTGAAATATTGTCCTCTGTAATAATTCGCAGTTGAACATTCATTGCTTGTAATTCTTGAAATAATAACTTAAACGTATAAGGGACACTGATTACACTAAAATCTCTACCGTGCTGTGTAACATTTTCAATACGCAAATTATCTTCTGCCAACGAACCAGTATATTTTAATGGGCCATCCAACAAAGGACTGAAAAATAGATTTTTATCAGGATTATAAATCGCGACTAATCCACTTTGATTACATACCGCGAATTTGTATTTATCGCCACGTGTCATCATCGAATCTTTTAAGAACTCAGTTGCTCCGTGTGAGATGATACTATCACGTTCCATTTCTCCAATACGTAATCCACCATCATTTGCGCGTCCAGATACAGGTTGGCGGGTTAAAACATTACGAGGACCAAGTGCTCGAAAATTAATTTTATCTTTTACCATATGTTTCAGGCGCATATAATATGTAGGACCCATAAATATTTCACTTTCGATTTGTTCTCCGGTCATACCATTATACATAATTTCGTTACCCGAACTATGATATCCGGCACTATTTAACATATTGCCCATTACTTTTATTTTTGAACCCTTGTTAATAAATGCAGTTCCGTCACCGAAACCACCATAATGAGCACACGCCTTTCCAGTAATTGATTCGACTAATTGACCAACCGTCATTCGTGATGGAAGTGCGTGAGGGTTTACAATAATATCAGGTCTCATACCATTTTTCATAAACGGCATATTTTCTTCCGGAATTACTAGACCAACAGTACCTTTCTGTCCTGCGCGAGAAGCAAATTTGTCTCCCAAGTTGGGAATACGTGTTTCACGCACCCTTATTTTACATAAACGTTTTCCTTCTTCACCTTCGGTTATATATGTTTTATCAACAACACCCAGTTGCCCTTTTTTAGTTTTAACGGAATTGTCCATTTTGATACCTGGTTCGGCCGAGTTTGACATTGCATTACCAATCAATATCACTTTATCATTTAATCGGGTTTCTTCTTTTACAACACCGTGAGAATCTAGATAACTATAATCATACCCGACTTTTAATTTCATTACTGTCGGGTCGTTCTCCACATTTGTAAATACTTTTGAAATCGTCTGTCCATTTGATATTTCTATTTCTTCGTGACTGCTATACGTAGAGAAATAGGTGGTATTAAACATTCCTCTTTGAAGAGCACCTTCATTTATAAGTACAGCATCTTCTACATTATATGATGTATATGTCATAATAGCAACCATTGTATTTACACCATATACGTTCTCTTCATTATTAATATGTTCCATATATCTGGTTTTTACAAGAGGAATTTGACCATTGTTCAATATAATGTTACTTTTATCCATACGTAATTGATAATTCGTGTGAACTAATGAAGTCGCTTGTTTAGATTGACCACACGAGAAAGAATTACGGGTTGCGGGATTATTTTCAGGATAAGGAATTAAATTACACATTACGCCTAATATAAGAGATTCGTGTATTTCCATATGTGTATATTTATCTTTATTTGCCAAATAATCTTCGTATTTCAATGCGATCAATGCACTTTCACTTTCGCTGTTGTCAATGTAATCAATAATCCCCTTATTATCTATAAATGTTTGTAATTTTGCAGGAGACTCATTTAATCCATACAATGTTTCCATATTATACATATTGTAATCATTTGGATGATATTTGTCTAATTTCTTTTCATTAAACCCGCTAATTAAATCATTCCATTTATATTTGCCCTTCTCAATTGCAGACAATATAGTTTTATTTTCAAACGACATATTCTTTCCATCTTTGTAGAAGACCGGTCTACAAATACGTCCACTGTCACAATAAATATTAATTAAATTGTCATCTATTTCGAAATTTATACTTGTATAAATTGGAATAAGACCATTGCGTCTATGTAATTTAAATATATCAATCAATTCATATGGTTTTCTTATAATACCGTTCATACTGCCATTTACAAAAACCTTTGTAAATTTATCCAAATTTAATAAGAAAACATTTTCAATATGCTCTATTTTCGTGTGTTCATTTAACCATTTAACAATATGTGTTTTACTAATTCCTCTACTAATATACGCACCGATTGACATGTGTTTATGAATACCAATGTTTCCACCATCTGGTGTATCAATCGGATCAAAAAATCCCCAATGGCTACCGTGTAATTTACGAGGACCGATTATTTTTGCTCCGGAATCCAAATGTAAATTTGTTTTGCGTAAATGACTAATCATAGATGAGTGGGTTAAATAATTTAATTCTTGTAAAATACCCACACGTTTGGTATGTGCGGTAGCACCCCAATTACCTTTAAATGCCTTTTTAAACCCCGATTCGACACCGCGGTCAGCAAATATTTGGACATAAAACTGATTCACCAGACCGATTAAATTGTTTTCATACAATGATTTATTCAATAATAATCGTTTTTCAAATTCAAGATGAATGGTTTTCATTTGAATAATATAATATTCGCGAAATAGATCGTACATTAATGTACCCACGGTTTCGATACGTTTATACTTAAAATTGTCTCGGTCAATATCAGTTTTAATACCAATAAAACGGTCGAGTAAAGATTTCACCATATGTCCCAAAAATAATGCTTTTGATTTGTAATTATTTTCACCAATATGGGGTAAAAAATAATCACTTAGTATTTCCATTGTATATTCAGTGGTTTTCCATTTTGTGAATGTGGCAATATATTTAATTGCAGCTTGTTGCGTCATAATGGCGCCTGCATCATATACACTCGATTCAAAATATTGTAAATATGAATCGTATTTTTCAAGATTACATAAACAATGTTCAATAATATGCTTATCGCTAATAATGCCTAATGCGCGAAATACAATAAATAATGGCACCGGTTTACGGACATTGGGAATATTAACAACCATATTGTTGTTCTTATATTTACTGTCCGGTGCAACTATGCCAACAAACATATTTCTCATCGGTTTTGATACATTTTCGGATATCGAACGTATTTCCGCTTTGTATAAGTAAGTGTCATCATTTGCTTCATGAATGTATAACATATTATCTGCAAACTTTTCTTGACATACTACTGTTTTTTCATTACCGTCAACAACAAAATACCCACCAATGTCATTTTTGCACTCACCCATTGAAAATCTCGTTTCTTTTGACAAACCTCGCAATATGCAAAAATCGGATTGCAACATAATAGGAAACTTACCTAAATACATTTTTTTCAATGTCATTGTACGTTTTAACACTTTACCATCAGTACTATACGTTTCTTTTAATTCACTACTTTCGCTGGCTGTCATGTCTACATCTTGCTGTGTTTTGCGCTTAGATGCAGTTGCTCCTCCCTCTAATTTGAATTTATTCATCGCGTCATCGACGTTTTTCATATTAATTTTAGAAAAGGATGAGAAATCTGTGTTATTTCCGCCTTTAACTTCTGTTTCGTCTAATATAGTGATAAACTCAACTTCAACGTCATAATGAATAGTCATTGCATAATTCATATTTCTTAAACGGGCTTCATTTGGATACATATTGTGAAAATTATCCTTACCATCGTAGATTGTTGGTTTTCCAAAATATATTTTACTACCATCTTTGCCACCAAAGTACATAATACATTGGTTTTTGAATTGTTGAGATTTTTGGTTATAATCACTACCTAAAAATAAAGGATTGTTTTCTTTAAATATTTGAAAGATTTGCTCATTAAAAAAATGATTATAAGATTCAATATGATGACGAACTAAATATTGGTAGTTATCTTTGAATTGCGAATTAATTACTTTCCACGTAATTTCACTGTTCATGTATAAATATACTATATATATATTTATTTAGCATTTTTTTATACTTATATACTTTATAATGTCATCTTTACACGATACTTTGTTTGCCCCGCTTGGAGAAGAATATTGCGTATTCTTCTATTATTTATCAATAATCTCTTTCATTTTCTTTTCTATTGTGGTTATTTCATCAACCTATCTCCTTATCACTGGTAAGGGAGATATGAAGTCTACATTTGCATCTATATTAATGGGATCGTTTGCATATCTATTAGTATATTTCCAGAACCGTCTGATGTTTTCAATGTGCACTGCTGCACTTTAAATGTGTTAAAATATTAAATAATTAATATAATATAGTTTAATGGATATATTATATTATAGCAATCAGTGTAAACATTGTAAAAAAATACTTCAAGTATTATCAAAAACCCAAATAAAGGAAAAGGTAAGTTTTATTTGCATTGATAATCGTGCAACAGATAAACAAACAAACCAGACATTCATTTTATTAAACAATGGGTCAAAAGTGATTATGCCGCCTAATTTAGCAAGTGTTCCGGCACTTTTGAACGTGAAAGAAAATTACAGAATGATTTTTGGTGATAAAATAATAGATTATTTACATCCTCAAATAATTACTGGTGAAAGCAAAGAAGTAATACAAAATGGAG